CTTAACCGATTGCTGTGAAGGAGGAAGAACTGCTGAGTTACTTGCCATGTTATCTTCATCAACAATAGATACACTTGGATTAACATAAGGCGATCCAAGATATAAAGATATAGTTGAGTCAGATGCAGATATAGTTCCACTAGCAAAAGTAATTGTAGTGTTAGGAGATGAATAAGCACTAGCAGAAATATGTGTAAATATTGTGCCAGAATTTGAGCCAACAATTTTACATCTTCTCAAAACATGATGCGTTGAAGTTACATCGGCAGCTATTGTAACAGTAGTGTTTCCAGTTCTTGTTACTGTTGTTGTGCCAGTTCCTGTTCCAACTTCAAAAAATTCTTTATCATTCCAAACAGCTCTTGTTTGAGCCATTCCTTCTCTAGCTGTGTTATTAACACCACTAGGCAACATTGATTCAGCCCACCCATTAGGTACTGCTGCATTGTTATCATCTGCTGTTGTACTCCAAGTTGAAATTTTGCTCATTGTGTTATTCCTTTAAATTCATTTTCATATTTTTTTTGTATTGCTTCTTTATCTTCCATTTTATTTCCACCAACAAACATTGGTGCTACTAATAGTTTCCAATTTCGTAGAGCAGCAGGACTGTTGGCTAATTGCACCATTAATTCAATAGAGTTAGGAGCAGTTAATATTTGTCCAAGTTTACCCCAATTGTTATTAGCAACAAGATTATCAAAAATTTCTAAAGGAGCAGTTACATTAAATTTTGCAAGTTTAGATCCCATAGATGATTCCATTTTTAAACCTTGTGTAGTTATAGATTCTCCACCAGAATATTTAGAAGTAGCATTCATAGTTTTTAAAAATCTTTCAAATCCTTTTATAACTTTAGCAGGATCTTTACCTTGTGCATTAGCAACACCTGTTAATACTGCTTTTACTTGTTTTTGCTTATTAGTTGTTCCATAGAATTTTTGAAATATGTTGCCACCCATACTTTCAGAAATTTTAATGTTGCCTAACATATCACTAAATAAAGCCTGTGCTAATTCTGGAAACAATTTGTTATCTATTTTATTTAATTCTTTTGATAATCTACTAATACTAACATGATCTTGTTTGCCTAATAATACTTTTTCAAGCAATCCCATTGTTGCATCTTTATTACCAAAACTAGAAGTTGCATCATCTAAAGGTTTAACAATTTTATTATATAAACTTTGATAAACTTTATTGCCCTCAACAAAACCATCCATTTGCTTTAATGATCCATCAATAACTCCTTTTACTTCTAAAAGAAATCCAACCATTTTATCATCTTTATTAACACCACCTGAAAATTTGTTAATATCAGCAGATAATTCTTGTGAAACATCTTGCATTGCTTTTTGATCTTTACCTTTTATTTGTTTGGCATATTTTTTTAATATTTTAGCTTTATCTCCAGAAATACTTATATTCTTAGATTTAATCATTAAAGATTGATATACACCTTCAGTTATTTCAGTTCCCCAAATATTAGCATCAAAATTTTTATATCCTTTTTCTCGTGCAATTTTATTAATTCTTGTCTTTAAATTTTTTTGAGCTTCAGAAATTTGTTTTATAGAGTTATTAGTAACATCAAGATAACGAATATTACCTGCACCAAAAAAGTCATTAACAAATTCTTGAGATTTTTCCGATAAAATTAATTGTCTATTATTTAATCCTAAAAAATATTTTTTACCACTTTCTGACTGTGCTACTAATTTTATTAATTTAATTAATGATTGATCGCCTGTTGCTTGTGCAAGAGCTTCCATACCTGTTAATGGAATATTATTATTTTTTGCAAATTCTACTAATTCTTTTGCATCTTTAATTTTTCCTTTTTGTATAGCATCTTTAACACTTGTATTAAATTTATTAACAATACTTGGATTTCTAATTCCTGCCAAAATAGTTAAACCAACATCTAAACCTAATGATGTAATTAACGCATGGCTTTGATCCATTCCAAATCTATTAAGAGCTTCATTAACACCACCTGCAACACCACTTATTATTCCAGATGTTTTTCCAAATATTCTTCCTGCACCATACCATTCAGCAGGAATGGATAACATTTTTCCAAGTTCTGTTTCATATTCATTTGTTGGTAAACCAAGTGCTTCATACACAGCATTATAATATTTATCTTTCCACTCTGGACTATTAGGATAAATACCTTGTTCTAATAATCCCATTTTTATTTCATTTTGTTTACCTTGCGATAACATATTTTCTGCACCAGAAAATGCTGCTCCTTGCGTTGGACTTTGTATTGCTGCTTTTGCTTCTGAAAAACTTGGTAAAAAAGGAATGTTTATATTTTGTGCTTGTTGATCTTCTGGATAAACTCCTATTTTTTTACCTGCATAATTTTTTCCCATGTTTAAAAGATTTATTATACTTTCTGGTAACGAAGGAATAGTTGCAAGTGCAGATGATCCTGCTTCTTTTACTAATCTTCCTGCATCTTGAACATAGTTTCCTGCTGTTTCAATATTTTTACTTACTTTACTTTTTGTTGGTTGATCTGTAAATTTAATGTCATCATTAATAACTTCTTCTTTTAATGTTTTTGGTTGATCGCTAAAAACTATATCGCCCATTTATGCTCCCACCGAAAAATATTGGTATTTACCATCTTTATAAATTTTAAATTGTAATTTATCATCTTCATCAACACCCATGTATTCAGCATTAGGATAATCCTTTAAAGTATTTTCAATAACTTTTGTGCTATCTGTATATTCTATATCATTATCATCGTAGTATGCTTTAATTTCATCTTTAATATCGCCTTGAAATAATTGATTTTCGTCTCTAAATTTTTGTTGTATTTTTTTCCATCCTCTTTCAAGTTCATAAGCAGACATATTAGGATCTTTTTCATACATCTCATCTAAATAATTATTTAAAAGATTATTTTCTTCAATAACTCTACCATTCATACTTTGTGCCATATTAACAATTAATTGATTACCAAGAGGACTATTGCCAATGTTAGCAGATATTTTCATAAAGTATGCCATCTCTCTATCTGAAACTGCACCTTTAGTTTTTTGAACTTGTTGCATAACAAATCTACCTGCAACAGAATTTAATGCTTGAGTAGCACCCATATTTGCTAAATCTAAACCAGATAAATCAACTCCTAAACTATCTGCCCATCCTTGCATATCAGCTAACAGTTCTGCTGTTTTTCCTGTTTTTGCTAATTCAGATAATTGCACAAATCTTGCTAATGACTGATTATCTATATCAGCAGCATCAGCACCAGAAGAAAGTGTATCAACTGTTTTACTAAAAGCATCTCCTCTTGATTTAAACCAAGATTCAGTTCCTTTATCCTCTGAAGGTAATTTAACAGTAACATTTGTACCACCACCAGTTAAAGTTTCTGGTTTGTTTTTAGATATATTAAATCTCATAGGCATATCAGTTGGAATACCCCAAGTTTTATAATCTTCAGCAGTCATTGGTCTGTATTGATCTTTTGGATTTCCAGAAGGTTGATAATTTTTATATATTTCACTTTGGATTTTTAAGTTATCCATGTAGGCTTTTTGCTGTGCTGCAACTGACGCATCGGCTGCTGCTTGAGATTCATTACTTCTTTTTAAACCCATAGCAAGTGCTTGACCTGCTGTAATAGGAACATCAGAATAACCACTAGCTTCTAATAAACCTTGTGCCATTCCTTTACCTTTAGGAGAAACAATATAATTTAATAAATTATTTTTTTGATTTGGTGGTGTGTTATCTACAACTTTTTTTTGACCACTACCACTTGGCATTGGTAAATTCATTGCGTTCATTTGACTTCCAAGTGCAGAATAACCTCTGTTTGGCACAGGTAAATTATTTCTTATATATGATTGATCTATAATATTTCTTTTTTCAACAGGAGATAAATTTAATGCACTAAAATTTCTGTTTTTATTTTTATCAGGATTATTTTGATCTCTCATATATTTAAAAGGAACAGTTCCTAAAATCATTGGAGTACCATCAGTATTTTTCATATCAGTTGGTGTTCTATTGTAATAAAATTCATCTTGAGGAGATCGTCCAAAATAATTATCTGGAACTGATTTTCTGTAATTAAAATCTACCATTAAAAGAATCCTCCAAGTATGCCACCTGCTGCTGCACCTGCACCACCCATTCCAAAGTTTTGACCAAGTTGATAACCTTGCATTGCACCACCAAGTAATCCTGCACCAGTATTTCTAAATTGAGGTTTTGTTACTGCTGTTGTTGTTGGAACATTAGCACCAATAGATCCTAAATATTCTCGTAATTTGTAGTATGGTTTTTGTTGTTCAAAATCAAAACGAGCCATAGCATCTTGTATTTGAGCCATTTCCATTGCTTCTTTTTGTTGACCAATACCACCTAATGCTTGAATATCTGTGTAATCTGCTTGAGCTAATTGTGGTGCTAATTGAGTAGCATTCATCATGTTTTCTCTTTCACGATTATATTGATCGCCATACACTTGCGTTCCTACTTTACCAAGTTCACTAGCCAATACTTCTTGGTTAGCTGCACTTCCTAATCTTCCTGCTTTTGAGAATTGGCTTTGCACACCACTTGTTACATCTCCTGCAATTTGATTATACAATGCTTGTGAATAAGGATTGCTTGTTGGAGATAAATAATCTCCTTGTAAAATTTTATTTATTTCGCTTTGTGAACTTGCAAGTAAAGGATTATTTAATGCTCTGTTAGTTGCTAATTGCATTGCTGCATTAGTCTCTGGTGCAAAATCTGTATATGTTTGATTTGGATAAAAGTTAGGAGTTGCAGATTGAAACAAGTTTTGTGCTTGATCGAATGCTTCACTTACATAAGGTTTTACAAACTCCGATGGCTCTGCACTCGTTGTTGTTGTTACATTTGTTGGATTACTACCTTTACTCATTATAATTCCTTGCTAAATAAATATATTTTTTGTTCATATCCTTTTAATTTTTTTGCCCATCCTTTTCGCCCTGCAACCTCTATTGCTTGACACTTATTAAGTTTGGCAAAATTTTCTATTTCTGTTTGTATTGGCTCTAACCAATTATTTAAGTTGCTACCTCCTGCCAGGAAATAGCGACAAATCTTTTTTTGTGGATACTGTGCAACTTCTGTTACAACTGCACATTCCACTTTCTTATTCCAACTAATAAAAAGTTGAAAGCTGTTATTAATTAATCCTTTTAAAATATCATCTGCTGTGTAGCAGTCATCTAAAGCCTTTTTAATAAGAGGCTCAACTTCATTCCATATTATATGTAAATCTTTTTCTGGTACTTTTAATATCATCCAATAACTACATAACCAAAATTCTGATCGGTATTTGAAGAACTGGCATGAGTTAGTGTTGCTGATCCATTTATTTTAGCTGAGACAAATAAATTTGCTTTTGCTGTGTTAGAATTAGCATTTGTTGGCTCAAGAATAATAACAGAATTAACTGATATTCTTTCATCAACTAAAGTTGTTGTTGTTTGACTTGCTCGTAAAGTTACATCTCCTGTTGAGTTTAACTTTCCATCAAGTGTGTTGTTTACAGTATTAGAAATTAATCGTAAATGCTGTGCTTGGTTAGGCATTGACACAGGAACATTAAGAAATTGGTTTGTTGCCATTATCGTTTACCTGTTGGTCTAGCTGTTACATCAACACCAGACATTGTTAAAAAATTACCTGTCGTTTTTACTCTAAGCCTGTGATACCTACTTGATGATCGCATAGGACAATCGCCACTACTTTGAATAGAAACTGGACTACCTATTGTAATTGTTTCTGTTTGTGAGCTTCTTGTTATAGGAGTAACCTCAACTGTTATTGCTGATGAAGTTTTTGCATCTACTATTGGTCTAACATTAGTAATTGCACTCCTAGAATCTTTTGCTCCTTGAAACTCTGTTGTATCTATTGTTGCAGGTAAACTTCCACCAAGAAATTTACCAAACTTTTTTTCTGAATTAAATCCTGCTAAACCATAAACACCAGATGAGTAATAATAACTATCTAAAGTTTTAGGCAAAGAATCTAAATCGCCAAGTACATCTAATTTTTCTAAAGTATCAAATGCTTCTTGTGATCCACTAGAAACAAATTGCAAGTCTAAGCCAGAGCCAGTTGCCCATTTATCTACTGAATAATTATAAATAAGTAATTTATTATTTATATCACTTGTGCCTTCTGCACCTGCTCCTCTGTAAGACCAAACTGCAATACTATTGTTTGGATCAATAGCACTCGACACTCCATCTAAATCACTAGATAAATCATTAAAAAAATAATTGTCCACTTTACCATTACCAATAGGTGTTAGTGTATCTCCACCAGATAGTTTATAAAAACCATCTTGAGCTAAGAAAAATATTTCTGAGCCAAAAGACACAATACTTTTAGGTATAAAAGCACCAATATTATCTGCTACTTTTGAGAACTGAAATATTAATGGAGTTCCGACATAATCCATTCGATAGATTGCTCGTTCCATAAATATTACAGCATAACTCTCTCCACCAACAATTCCCATTACTGAGCCATGTGATCCAACAATTTCTTGATACCCAGACTGAGTGTCTCCACTTGGAGTCCAATCTGAACTATCATTTATTGCTGACCATTTAACTCGTTGGTTATAAATTATTGTTTTTTCTAATTTATGAGTTTGTGATCCACCTGTTGCTGATAAAGTAATAACTGTTGCTGCTACTGCATTTAAGTTTGTTGTTGCTAGTTTAATAGTGTTAGCATCTATTTTAACAACATAGTAAGTAGCTTTATCAACTAAGTTTGTTAAAGCAGTATTACCATTTCTATCATAAACAACTGTATCGCCAGTTAAATATCCATGACTACTAATTGTTATAGCATTGCTAGAAATAATATTTGAGTCAAAACTTTTCTTCGCTTCATACTCAGACACAAAACCACTAAATACAAAGTCTCTGACAACACCTAAATACTTAACTGTAAAAGTAACTAGATCAGAAAAAAGAGAATCGGTTTTCTCGTTAAGTTTCTGTATTGGATCAGTACCATTTGAACAAATTATATTATCGCCAAATTGTGTAAAACTCCAAAAGTCTCTTGAGCCTTCTGTTGTCTTAGAATTATAACCACCAGACTTTGACACATCAGAAAAAGCTAGACCAGACATTCTATAAAGTTTGCCTTGATCTCCTGCATAGTTAATTGTTCCATCATCGCCAATACTAGAAAATAATCCAGTTGCATTATTTGTTAATGCGTTAGAACTTAAAGCTGTAAAACTAGGAAACGATTTATAACCAACTGTTAAAGGAATAACATTATCAACTTGTATTGATCCTGTATTTTCATAAGTTGGCAAATCTGCTTGTAGTTGTCCGAATTGTATATCTGGCATTACACCACCATTTTAGCTGACATCATTAAAGGAGCAGACGATGTTCTACCTCTTTGTGCTGACTCATTGGCTGTCTTAACTCCTTCTTTATATAAAGCTGCCCAAACTTGCAATCGTTCATCATTCATAATAAATGGCTCACTCTCTGCCAGACAAGCATATAAATATAAGTCTGGAAAATTTGTTAAAACAAGATTGTCTGCATTACTTGATGACAAACCTGTTGGTCTTTTAAAAAATCCTAATTCTAAAACTTTTGCTGCATCTGGTTGCATACCGAGTAAAATCTGACTTCCAACAATCGTATATTTACTTGGTGTACCAGAGCCTTCTCCTGCATTATACAATCGCATAAAATCTGGAGGAGTCATATAAGTTAAAAATGTATAAGGGCTTGTTTGTAAAGCAACATATCTCATCTCAAGATAACCTGTTGGCAGATCATAAGACTGAGTTCCAGAAACAGTTGTAATTGATGTATCAATTGTTTCCATTTCTCTAATTCTAAGATCTCTTGCCATACGAGATTCTGCTAAATCAATAAAAGTATCTAAGTTAGCAGTTAAATCTGTTCTGTTTAGATAAGATTCTATCTCGTTTTTGAGAGTAGTATATGAAGTTAAAGCCATTATATATTTCCATTATAAGTTTTAAAAAATCTGTTGTCTGGATCATTAAGCCATTTTTTAAATGCTTCTTTATCCTTAATGCCACCTGCTTGATTCATAATTCCTTTTTGTGCTAATTGTTGCACAACAACTAAAGGAATAGAAGCAACCTTCGTCATTCTTGCGTGTTTACCTAACTCGCCTTGAAACTTTAGTGCATCATTACCTAAATTAGACTCTTTTTTATTCATGTCTATTATAGGCTCAACATCCTGCACATCTTCAAAGTGATATTTATTCTCGCCTTCGTCAATGTGCATTTTTGTTTTTAAAACTGATGCACTATTATTTTCGTCTATCCAAAGTTTTTTTGTCATACCATTTCGGTTGCGTATAAACTGCCATTTGTAGATGCTTCTCTGATAGCTCCTATTTTATCGCCACCACTTACTTTAATAATAATAACTTCATCTTTTGGTAAATAAGATCCTGCATTGACAGTTGCAGTTGGAGATGAGGCAACAACAAAATGACATCCTGCTGTTTTTGCACATAACATTACATAACTCGTGTCTGCACTAAAAGCAGTTGAATTTGCTACTGATGAATCAGTAAAATCAATTTTATGTATTGTTGATGGTCTGCCATAATATATTCCTGCATTAGCCATAATTACCCCATTCTTCTGATTACGAAAGTTACTTCACATTCACAAGCAGTTGAAGATCCACCATCAGTTATCATTTCTATTGGCTGACCTTCTGTAATAAAGTTTGCACTTGAAGGAGTTGATGAATCAACATCTCCTGCAGCAGAGCCAGATTGTGTTACTGTAATTCCACCACCACCTACTGCTACTCCACCTATTTCAAAAGATAAAGCTGCATCAGCAGATGAAATTGCATTTTTAATTGT